GGATTGAACAGAGCGAAACTGTACCGCAGGCAATGTTCGTGCCAAAAAAGCACACTGCCTGTCATGAGTGCTGAACAGAAAACCACCCCCGGACATGCCCATCTGTGGCCACTGAAGCAAGCCGCCGATGTTGCCGGCGTATCACCTAAGCTGTTTGTAGCTGCGGTCGATAGAGGTGACATGCCTGGCGTAGAGCTTTTGTTGCTGGGTGCGCGTGGTCGGCGTTTTGTTCGTGCCGCATCGCTTATGGCCTACCTTGAGGCACCAGCCAAAGGCAGGAAGTCGGCGGGCGGCTGATGGCATCGTCTCCCATCAATGGCGGCAAGCGCTCCGGTGCTGGAAGAAAGCCAGTCGGCTACGAGCTGTCTCAAGAGCGTGCGGACTACGAACTGGAGCGCGCCCTGCATGAAAAGTCCAAACGCGAACGTAGCGAGCTGAGTTACAAAATCGAGTCTGGCCAAGTCGTATCGCGTCAAGCTGTGCAGCAAGCTTCTGCCACAGCGCTTGCCGTTGCCGCGCAAAGCCTGCGCTCACTGCCTGACAACCTTGAGCGCAAACTTGGTCTGTCACCCCAAGTGGCAGAACAAATCGAGCTGACCATTGATGCAATCTTGACTGATTTGTCACTTGCGCTGCAGGCCATGCATACACCTGTCGAGAATCATGAGTCTGATTGAAGACGAAATCGCTCAGCTGAGAATCGCCACTGCTGACGTGGTTGGTGGTTATCCGGCGTTGCAGCCGCCAAAGCGAACCAGTGTGAGCGCTGGGGCTGCTGCTATTTTGGTGATCAAGCAACCAGGTGGCTACGCCGGGCCATGGGATGCCAGTGAAACCCCGTACATGGTCGAGCCCATGAATATGCTTGCCAGCCGTCAGCATGAGGCGTTGGCTTTTGTCGGACCTGCACGTACCGGGAAAACAGCTGCGCTCTTGTTGGGATGGATGGCCCACACCATTGTCAACGACCCTGGCGACATGCTGTTTATCCAGATGTCGCAGGACAAGGCGCGTGAATTCTCTAAAACCGATGTAGGCCGCGCCATCCGCAACAGCCCGGCCATCACCGACATGCTCAGTGGTTCGGCGGCTGACATGAACACCCATGATGTGATGTTCAAACATGGCATGTGGCTGCGCATCGCCTGGCCCACCGTTTCCAATGTGTCTGGCTCGACCTACCGTTACGTGGCCATCACTGACCTTGACCGTATCGCCAATGCTGACAACGTGGATGGTGAGGGGCCACTGTTCGACCTGGCCAAAAAGCGCACCCAGACCTTCTTGAGTCGCGGCATGTGCCTGGCTGAGTCAAGCCCTGGCATCGAGCTGACTGACCCCAACTGGCGCGCGGCCACTCGGCACGAAGCGCCGCCTGTCGGTGGAATCGTCGGTATCTACAACCGCTCAGACCGAAGAAGATGGTATTGGCAGTGCCCAGACTGTCACGAACACTTTGAAGCTGCGCAGGGTCTGGAGTTGTTCGGCCTACCCAATGATGACCTGTTGCTCGAAACGATCCGGTCAGCTGACATAGAGGGCATGGCCGAACACTACGGACGGCGCATCATTTGCCCGCACTGTGGCGTGGAGATACCGGCCAGCGAAAAAACGCGCCTGAATCGCACGGGCCGATGGCTGGCCGATGGTTTGACAATTGACGACGAAGGCAATGTTCACGGCACGGCACTCAATTCAACCATTGTCGGGTACTGGCTCGGGGGCGTAGCGGCAACCTATCAGTCGTGGAAGTCGCTCATCAGCCGCTACTTGCAGGGGTTGAAGGAATACGCTCTGACCGGATCAGAGGAAACCCTGAAAACTACAGTCAACACCGACCAGGGCATACCCTACATGAGCCGTCACTTGATGGAGGCAAAAGCCAGTCAAACCAGATCGCCACAAGAACGTGCAGAAGGCAAGATGCAGCGCTACGTGGTGCCAGGGCAAACCCGGACGCTCGTTGCTGCTGTGGACGTGCAGGGCGGCAGCACCAGCCGGTTTATCGTGCAGGTTCACGCTGTTGGGCCGTTCCGTGAGCAGTGGCTGGTTGACCGCTTTGAAATCAAGCTGAGCGCCCGCGAGGGCATGGGTGCCGAGTTTGCGCCAATTGACCCAGCCGCTTACCCCGAGGACTGGGACCAGTTGACAAAAAAACTGCTTTTGTCCACGTACCAGACGCCCGATGAAGGGCGTGAAATCAGGGTCAAGATGCTGACCGTTGACACCGGTGGCGAGGATGGCGTAACCGCAAACGCCTACGCATGGTACAGGCGCGTCAAGAAGTTGGGTCTGCACAAGCGCGTGATGCTCTACAAGGGTGCATCATCACCCACAGCACCGGTTTTGAAGGAAACATTGGTTGGCAAGATCGGCAACAGCAAGCCGGATATACCCCTGTGTTCCTGCAACCCTAACCTGTTGTCCGACATCGTGGCCTCTGGCCTCAAGCGTGATGGCGCAGGCGCTGGTTACCTGCACTTTCCAGAAGCCCGGCACCCTGAGACGAATCCCGGCGGCTGGCTACCACAAGCGTTCTTTGACGAGCTGGGCGCTGAGGTGCGTGGCAAGAACGGGCGCTGGAGTCAGATCAGAAAGCGCAACGAGACGTTTGACCTGTGCCGCATGATTGCAGCCGGGATCATCCGTCTCGGACTCGACAAAATCACCGACTGGAACAAGGTTCCCGCCTGGCTGGCACCACTGGACCGCAATGAGGACGTGATCAGCGCCGATGACCGCCGAACCCTAAAAGCCAGCGGTGAGGAAGAGATACAGGCCGATGCTGTCATTTCTGTTGCTCCCATTAAACGAGCGCCCAGGCAGCGCCGAGTGGTGCAGAGCGGTTATTTGGGGTAGTCAAGTGTTGGCGAAACTGTGCCGCAGGACATAAAAGCACGGCAAATACAAACTTCTTGGCAATTACGTTAAGGAGTGCGAATGCGCCCATGTTTTGTTTTCAACCAAGCGCCCGACGACAAGCCGGGCAGCTTGAGTATTTATGACGAGATTGGTTTCTGGGGCACCCAGGCCAAAGACTTTCAGGCCAGCCTGAGCGCCATCACGGCCAAAGACGTGCATGTCGAAATCAACTCGCCCGGCGGGGACTACTTCGCGGGCCTGGCGATGTACAACATGCTGCGCAGTTCTGGCAAGACCATCACCACGAAAGTCATGGGCGTTGCAGCCAGCGCGGCCACCATCGTGTTTGCCGCTGGCGACGTGCGAGAAATGCCAAAAAACACCATGCTCATGGTGCATAACCCATCAACCTGGGGCGGTGGCACAGCGCAAGACCACCGCGAACAAGCCGACATGCTCGACAAGATTGCAGTCGGCGCACGTTCGGTGTATGTCCGCAATTCCAGCCTGACTGACGAAGATGTCAGCGCCATGCTGGAAAAAGACACTTGGCTATCAGCCGACGAGGCTTTGACCATGGGCCTGAGTACCATTGTCACAGACGAGATCAAAGCCACCGCGTCGTTTGACATGGCCCGTGCTGACCTGCCGGAAAGCGTCAAAGCCATCTATGCGAAGGCCAGCCAAATACCGCCGCAGTCTGAAACGCCCGCGCCAATACCCGAAACCGTCCCAGAGGTCATCCCTGAAGGCCCGGTAGCCACAGCCATTCACGAGCTGGCTGTCAAAGCCAACTTGCAGGGCTACTCTGCTTTCATGGCGATTGCTTGCGACTCGGTTGAATCAGCCCAGGCCCGCATCAAGACCGCCAGCGAGATTGTGGCGCTGTGCAACTACGCCAAAAAGCCCGAAGCGGCTGGCCCGGCGATTTGCGCAAACAAGACCGTTGCCGATGTTCGCGCATTGATTCTGGCTGAGTTTGCCGAGGCAGACGTTCACACCAGCAACGTGCGTAAGGTCGATGACAAGCCAGTCACTGCGCAGTCAGGCTCGACCGCATCCATCTGGCAAGCGCACCGCGCCCAGTCCAAAGTCAAGTAAACCCAGTACCCGGTAAAGGAAACACACCATGCCAACCATCACCAGCTCCACGACTCGCCCTGCAGAATTTGTCTTGTCGGAAGCATCCGGCCAGCGCAGCCGCGAAAACATCATCGTGACCCAGACAGGGGTTGCCCTCAAGTCGGGCACGGTTATTTCACGGCTTACCGCTGACGGCAAGTATGTGCCCTACGACAACGTAGGCACAGACGGCAGCGAAGTCGCCGCAGGCATCCTGTACAGCCCGTTGAACGCTGCAACCGGGGACGTGAAGGCGGTTGCCTTTGTGCGTGACTGCGAAGTCATCCGCGCAGCACTCGTTGGTATCAACACAGATGCCATTGCTGATCTCAAAGCTGTCGGCGTCATCGTGCGCGGCACGGTCTAACCCACAAACACAGAACTCAGGAGCTTTTCACCATGGCAACTTTTGATATTTTCAACAACGACGCATTCAGCGTTTCCAGCCTGTCCGCCACCATCGTGGACATTCCAAAGGTGCAAACCCGTATTGGCGACACCGGTTTGTTTCAGGAATACGGCATTCCCACGACTTCCATGATGATCGAGCGGGAAGGCTCCAGCCTCAAGCTGGTGTCTGCTGCAGCGCGCGGTAGCGTGGGGGAGCCTGTCACCATGGGCGGACGCTCGCTGATCTCGGTACAGGCGATTCACCTGCCACAGCGCGGCGCAATGCTGGCTGACGAAGTGCAGGGCATCCGTGCGTTTGGCAAAGAGACAGAGGTGGAATCCGCTCTGAACCGTGTGCGCGGCAAGATGGCCAAGATGAAAGCCCAGCTGGACGTGACGCTGGAATACCACCGCATTGGAGCCATCAAGGGCCAAGTGCTGGATGCTGATGGTGCGACTGTACTCATGGACATGTACGCAGCGTTTGGCAAGACTCAGCCGGTGCAGTTCATGGCCTTGGGTACTGGCACCACCAAAGTCAAACAGCTGGTCATCCAGATCAAGCGCAAGATTGCCACCGCCTTGGGTGGTCGTTCTTTCCAATCGGTGCGCGTTCTCTGCAGCCAGACGTTCTTCGATGACCTGACCGGCCACGCCACAGTTGAAAAAGCTTTTGAGCTGTACAACCAAAATTCTTATGCCCGCACTGATCAGAGCGGCACGGCGTTTGAGTTCGCAGGTGTGACCTTTGAAGAGTATGCGGGCGGTGTGGGCTCTACGCAGTTCATTCCTGACGGCCTGGCCTACGCCTACCCCGAGGGTGTGACTGGCTTGTTCCAGACTGCCTATGCGCCAGCTGACTACATGGAAACCGTCAACACCGAGGGCTTGCCCTACTACGCCAAGCAGATGCCCATGGCCTTCAACAAGGGTATCGCCATCGAATCGCAAAGCAACCCGATCAACTTCTGTTCGTTGCCCGAGGCGGTTGTCAAGGTTTCTGCTGCGGCTTCTTGATGGCCATTGCAGCTTTTGCGATGATGACAAAAACCCTCTTGTCCGTTTTAGGGCAGGAGGGTTTGTTACGCGGTACTGTGGCTTGTCAGGTCAACATCGAACACGGCGTACAGATAGCAGGCCCGGACGGTATGACGGTATTAGAGCGTTCAGTTGCCACCATACCCGTGACTGCAAACCCCACTGTCGGTGAAACTCTGACGCACCCGGACGGCAACTACCGGCTTGACGTGGAGACCGGCAACAACGGCTATACCAAACGCTTCATTTTGCTGCCCGTGGTTATTTGATGGCTTCTTTCAGCGTCAAGGTTGATATTTCTCAGGTCGTTGGCCTGTCCGATAGGCTGGCCGGGCTGGCCACCGAAGAGCTGGGCGCAGCCACTGTCAAGGCCATCAATGACACGACAGACAGCATTTATGACCTGGCCCGCACCCGTATGCTGGCCAGCGTTAACCTGACAGACGCTTACATTCAGAGAAAAATGAAGGTAGCACCGGCCACTACCGGCAAACCCGAGGCGTCGATTACCGCCTTTGGTCAGCGAGGGGACATGACCGGCTTGTCCCATTACGGCGCGATGCAGGTAACGCAAGCCGTCCTCAATCCGACCCGATCAAAGGGCGACAAGAAGCGCGGAATACCCCAAGGCCAGAAAGCAGCGGGCATTTCGGTAGAAGTCACACGCGGCAAGCGCGCCCTGGTTGAGCGCGGCTTCACCATGCCCGGCATTGAAGACAAAGACGGCAACATGGTGGTATTTGCCCGCAACCGGGCCAACAAAATCCGTTCACGCACCGGCCCTTCTGTTTATCAGTTGTTCCGCGCTGCCGCCATCGTCATCGAGCCTGAAGCAGAAGATCAACTGCGCGACAGCCTCGTGCAAATGGCTGAAAAAGCCCTTGAGAAAGGATTGTTTTGACCTATACAAAAGCTGGCGACATCGCCACAGAACTCTATGCCCGGCTATCGCGCATCCGCATTGCCGCTGGCTTTGAAACAGAGGTAGGGCGTGATGTCAAGCGCGGGCGGCGCAAACTGCCAGGTGATGACGCGCCGCCCTGCATCGTCATGTTTGAAGGTGACGACTCACCGACTGACAGGCCCGGACGCATTCCGCTGGTGCTGGTGCAGCAGTCCTATGTGTTCGATGCGTTCGACAAGTGCGACCCCGACAACCCGAACGACCAGGCCCACAAGATGATTCGAGACATGAAGCGCGCCATCTTTGCCGGTGACGCAACCCTGGGCGGGCGCGTGAGCCGTGTGTCCTACCTGGGGCGCGACATTGGCCCCCGCCCTGATGGTGTGGCGCTGGTGCAGGCCCGCGTGATGATTGACGTTGAGTACGTTGAAGACCTGACCAATCCTTGAGGCTTGCCAGACCATAGCGAAACTGTGCCGCAGGACTTTATAGCCCTGAAAAATCAGACTTATCCCGTTCAATAACCGCCGCGCTTTGCGGCAACAGACGGGGGTTTTACTATGGCTGCACGCGGATTTCTAGGCGCAGGTGATGTGTACATCAACCTGCTTGTCAACAACGTAAAGCAGGGCATGAAAGGCCCGTACTACGCCAATAAATTCGAGATCAAACCCAAGGTCAAGAAGGTCGAACTCTCCAGCAAAGGCCGCAACGACTACGGCCAGGTGCTCGAATCCGTCGCTCTTCAAGAACCAGCCGAGTTCATGCTCGAACTCAACGAGGTCAACAAGGAATCCATGGTTATCGCCCTTCTGGGCACCACTGCGGCGCGCACACAGGCCAGTGGTACGCTGACCGCAGAAGACATCACGGCCAAACTCGATGTGTGGGTTCCTTTGACCAAGCAAGGACTCACAGCCGCCGCGCTGACAGTGACCAACACAGCGGCCAGCACCACCTATGTTGAAGGCACTGACTATCTGGTCAACCGCCCACTGGGATGGATCAAGGCAATTGCTGGTGGCGCGATTCTTGCCGATGCCGCGCTCAAGGTGACTGCTGCTTATGGTGCAATTTCTGGCACGATTATTTCCGGCGCTACCAAGTCCGACATTCGCGCTGAAATCTTGTTCGACGGTATCAATCAGGTTGACGGCCTGGCGGTGATCGTCACCGTGCGCGAAGCCATCATCGCTGCTGACGCCGCCTTTGACTTTTTGGCAGACGACTTCAACAATGTGAACCTGCCTGGCACGATGAAAACGCCTACAGGTTCCGCTGAACCGTTCACGGTCGAACTGCGCACCACGGCCTAAGCCAGTCTTAACCGTCTGACGCATGGCAACCAGCAGTAACCGCGATGTGAAGATGACGCTCAGCGTGGAAACGCTGGGCGCAGAGGACATCAAGAAACTTCAGGACAGCGTATCCAAGCTGGCAAAAGAAGGCGGTGACGCCGCGCCTGAATTTCAAAAGCTGGCCGATGAGATAGGGCGGCTGGGCGATCAGTCCAGTGCTTTAAACGCTTTCAGGCAACTTGCTGATGCCACTGCTGAACTTGCCACTAAACAACAACAGGCCGCGAAAGAGGCAACAGAGCTTGGTGCAAAACTTCAAGCGGCTGAAAAGCAAACCCAAGAAGCCACATCCAGCCAGCGACAGGCTGCCGATGCGCTGGCGCAATTGCAGGCCGCAGCGAGGCAAACCCGCGACAGCCTGGCCGCGCTTACGGCACAAACCGCCGAAGCTAAAAAAGCTGACGACAGTTACGCTCAAGCCGTATCTGACTTAAAGCTCAAAAAAATCGAGCAGCGCGCCGAGATTGAAAAACTCAGCACCACGCTGGCGCAGGCCAACGGTGAAGTTGACAAGGCTGAAGCAGCTGAAAAAAAGCTGGCTGCAGCGTATGAGTACACGGCCACCCAGGCAAAAGCCGCAGCAACAGCCCTGCGCGAGAACGAATCCAGCACCAAGGCCGCAGCCGAAGCAGCGAAGTTGCTGGACGTGGCCACCGACAACGTGGCGGCATCGCAGGCCGAACTGATACAAGGCTTAAACCGTGCTGGGAAAGCCGCGCTTGAGACAAAAGCGGCCATTGACCAGTACCAGGAAAAGTTGCGCGCCGCCAAAGCAGAGGCCGACGCGACGGCTACCGCTGCCAAAGACGCCGCCGATAAGATCAGCAACGCTTTCAAGGCCGTGGGCGCTCGCAGCGCGGAAGAACTGCGCGCTGAAATAGCGCAAGTGCGTGAGGCTATGAATACCGTCAGGGCGTCTGCCGCTGTCACGGGCGATGCCGTGGCTGGTGCGTTTGCCGCAGGCAATGCCCGCATCAAGGAGTTAGAGCGCAATATCCGCGAAGTCTCTGGCACCCTGACGACCGCCGACAAGGCTGCCGGGTTGCTGAAAAACTCGATGGGCCAGATCACAGCCGGAAACATCGTGGCCGATGGCGTGGGTTATCTGGTCAACAAGGTCAAAGAGTTGGGTGTGGCATTTTTGGGTGCCATTGTGGACGGCGACCAACTGCGCCGGGGTCTGAATGCGATTTACAAAGACTCAGCCGTTACCGCAGCACAAATTGACTTTCTACGCCGCTCCAGCAGTGAGTCAGGCGTGGCTTTTGGGCAATTGAGCAAAGAGTTCGTCAAATTCAGCGCTTCGATGCAACTGTCAAACGTGCCGCTGGAGCAGTCGAACAACCTGTTCAAAGCCGTCACCGCTGCCACTGCTTCATTGGGCCTTGGAAGTGAAGCCACAGCGGGCGCGCTCAACGCGCTAGGCCAGATGGCCAGCAAGGGCACAGTCAGCCTGGAGGAGCTTCGCCAGCAACTCGGTGACCGCTTGCCCGGCGCAATTGGTTTGACGGCGCAGGGTCTGGGCATCACCGAGGCGCAACTTATTAAGCTGGTGGAGTCCGGTGGCCTGGCCACACGCGACTTTATCGTACCGTTCACAGAGGCATTGGGCAAACTCAAGGGCGAGAGTGACGGCCTGGTTCCGGCGTTTGATCGGCTCAAGGGGACGCTGACCGAGATGTCTCAGGGCGTTGGCGATGCCGGTGGCGTGACGCTGCTTACGGCGACGCTCAAGTTGCTCGGCGGCGCGGCTGGAGT